TTTACGGTGACATCGTTCAGATTTCTGGCGGTACGATTGTGCGTTCTTCAATGAGCGCAGCTTCTTCTCCAGGTACTGCTGTTGCCGGTACGATTGGTGTGTTTTTGGGCTGTCAATACACTAATCCCACTACTGGTCAGTTCCAGTTCAATCAATATTATCCAGCTAGTACTGCTGCCAATGATATTGAAGCTTTTATTGTGGATGATCCTCGCGCCCTTATGAAGGCGGTCGTGACGACTCAAAGCACTTCATTAGCTAATACTGGAACTACCGTTGGTTATTTGAACCCCTACTATGTTGGCTCTAATCTTTATCAGATTGGTGGCGCAGGTGGTGTTACAGGTAGCACAACGACTGGTAATAGTAAGTTTTCGGTTTCTGGCGCAGTTGTTGCCTCTGGTACGGCTGGTGCGGGTGATCGTGTAACTTCGGCTCTTCCGTGGCGCATGGTTGGTGTTGTTCCTGAGACTGCTGTTACCTTGACGGGTACAGGTAGTACTTCCGGATCTTCCACTACCGTTACGCTGACTGCGGCTGTTACTGGGCTTACCCCTGGTATGCAGTTAATTTGCCCAACTGGAACCGGCACTTTGGCTGGTAACTACGCAACAGTAATTAATGTGGCAACTACCACGTTGACTCTTAATGCGGCAGTTACTTTAGCTGCTAGTTCGTCGTTGACGTTCGTAGGTTACCCAGAAGTGTTAGTGGCGTGGAATGGAAACTTCCATTCTTATAACAACACCACTGGCGTGTAAGGAGTAATTAAAAATGGCTATTTCACGCGCACAACTACTGAAAGAGCTTCTCCCCGGACTGAACGCATTGTTTGGTCTTGAGTACGCTCGCTATGGCGAAGAGCACAAGGAAATCTACGAGACCGAGACTTCCGAGCGTTCGTTTGAAGAGGAAACCAAGCTGTCTGGATTCTCGGCTGCACCAGTCAAGAACGAAGGCAGTGCGATGGCCTACGATAACGCGCAAGAAGCTTGGACCGCTCGTTACGTCCATGAGACTATCGCTCTGGGATTCTCGCTGACCGAAGAGGCTATCGAGGACAACCTGTACGACAGTCTGGCTAATCGCTATACCAAAGCCTTGGCTCGCGCTATGGCATACACCAAGCAGACCAAAGCTGCTGCGGTTCTGAACAACGGCTTCAATACTGCCTACACGGGTGGTGACGGAGTTGCTCTGTTCTCGACCTCACATCCTTTGATCTCTGGTGGCACCAACAGCAACACACCATCAGTTGCGGCTGACCTTTCTGAAACATCGTTGGAAGCAGCGGTTATTCAGATTGCAGCTTGGACTGACGAACGTGGTCTGTTGATTGCAGCTAAGCCCAAGAAACTGATCATCCCGTCTGCATTGCAGTTCGTTGCAACTCGTATTCTGGAAACGGAACTGCGCGTTGACACGGCAGACAACACGATCAACGCCTTGAAGAATAATGGTTCGATCCCCGAGGGTTATGCCATTAACCACTTCTTGACGGATACCGACGCTTGGTTCCTTACAACTGACGTGCCCAATGGTATGAAGCACTTTGTCCGTGCACCTTTGACACAGGGAATGGATGGGGACTTCGACACGGGGAACGTTCGCTATAAGAGCCGCGAGCGCTACTCGTTTGGCTGGTCTGATCCGCTTGGGATGTTCGGTTCGCCCGGAGCCTAATAAAATCAAGCACTTAGCGCAGAGAACCCCGCTTCGGCGGGGTTTTTTGTTTTTATTAAATTTTTAGGCGTATTACCTGTATCTAAGTCTAGTTTTTACTCTATTGACACACCCCTCACAACCTGATACAACACTGATATTCCGGGGTTAGCCCGGTGTATTAGACAGTCCCGGCTGACGACATGCAGACTAATACACCGATATCGCATGTGAGGATCTAATGGCGAATACAACCTTTAGCGGCCCAGTCATATCTGACAATGGGTTCGTAGGCGCAGTTACCGGCAATATTGCGGGTACAGTTACTGGGAATGTTGTAGCTACTGCTGGATACATTCAACTTCGTACAGCAACAACATCACAAATTGCTTCGGCTACAGATTCAGTGAACACCACAGGTAAAGTTGCTGGCACTATTGTGTTCAACACCACCTTAGGTACATTAAAAATTTCTACTGGTTCTAACGCCACTAGCACTTGGGTAAACGCTGACGGTACCACTGCTGTAACACCTAGCTAATTAGGGGCGCGTCATGGCATCCATGCAATATGATGTCTTTGCGACCCAACCGCTAACGTCTACTGGCAACTTTTTAAACCAGAATGGCCTAGCGGTTCCACGCGCAAGGATCAAGTCAATATACGCAGTGAACGGTTCAACTGCGGGGTCTGTCGTTATTCGTGACGGTAGCGCTACGGGGCCGATCCTAATTACCTTCAACACACCTGCGAATACCACGACAGGTAATAGTATGTTTCTGATCCCCGGTGAAGGAATCTTAGCTTCTGTAGGACTTCATGGCACCGTCACTAACACTACTTCGATTACGTTGATCTATGGCTAAGTCACCTGCATGGCAGCGCAAGGAAGGTAAGAATCCTAAAGGTGGTTTGAATGCCAAGGGTCGAGCTTCTTATAACGCAGCCAATCCAGATAAACCTGGACTAAAAGCGCCGCAGCCGGAAGGTGGTGCTCGTAAAAAATCATTCTGTGCCAGGATGACCGGCATGAAGAAGAAGCTTACGAGTGCCAAGACTGCTAATGACCCAAACAGCCGTATTAACAAATCGCTAAGGGCTTGGAAGTGTTAAATGGATACCGGCGTTTTGGTTTGGAATTTAGTCACATCATTCTTTGTGGCCTTGGTTATGTTGATGCTTAAAAACGCATCAGACGAGCAGAAACGTATTCAGATTTTGCTCAACAAAACGAGGGAGGAAATCGCTCGTGATCACATCACTCGTGCAGAGGTTCGTGCAGATCTTGAAAGAATTATGGAACGCTTTGATGCAGGTTTTGAGAGGCTTGAAGCAAAGATTGACCAACTTGCTAAAACGAAACAATAATGCCATCGACAAGCCGCAAGCAACACAACCTGATGGCAGCGGTGGCAAACAATCCTAAGTTTGCGAAGAAAGTAGGTATTCCCCAGTCTGTAGGTAAAGACTTTGTTAAAGCCGACGAAGGTCGGAAATTTTCAAGAGGTGGTGACATGAAAGAATCGAAAGCAATGATGGCTAAAGAAGTTGGCTTCATGAAGAAAAAGGGCGCTCCCAAGTCCATGATTAAGCATGAGATGGCCGAAGCAGGTATGAAGAAAGGTGGTAAGGCCAAAGCTTACGCGAGCGGTGGTCTTGCTGCTGGACATAAATCTGCTGACGGTATTGCCAAAAAAGGCAAGACCCGTGCTATGCGTGTAACGATGGCTGGTGGCGGGAAGTGCTGAGATGATGGCCTCACGCGGGATGGGGGCCATACGTGCCTCCAAGATGCCTAAACCTGTAACCAAGCCTCGTCGGGACGATACTGACTTTACGATGTTTGCTAAGGGCGGTATGTCGCGTGTTAATGAAGCTGGCAACTACACCAAACCTGGAATGCGTAAATCGCTATTCAACAGCATTAAAGCTGGGGGTAAAGGTGGTGCGCCGGGACAATGGTCAGCTCGTAAAAGTCAATTATTAGCTATGAAATATAAGGCTCGTGGTGGTGGGTATCGAGACTAAGCTATGCAGTCTTTTAGTGCATTAGAAATGGCGGAATGAGATGTCCCAAATAGTTTGGCGATTTGGCGTAGGCTGTAACCTTGGTTTAGTAATGCAAGATATTCTTGCCTACGTACTTCGTGAATACGGCGCTTTGCGCTTGCAATTTTTTGAGATTCCCAATTATGCCGTTCACCGCCGTACCCAGAGTTTTGTTTGGCGGTTACCCAGCGCAGATTTGAAACATGGTTGTTTTGGCGGTTGCCGTCTACGTGATCAACTTGAGGTAAGTTTTCTGGGTTTTGCAAAAATCCCTGAGCTACAAGTCGATGAACGTAGCGATACTTGCCTCGCCCAAGCGCCACACGTAGGTAACCAGTTGAGTGTATCCAAGGCTGTAATTGCTTTATCTTGTCAACTTTTATACGATGCGTTAATCCGCGTTGAGGGATATCTGACCAATTTGATTGAACATTTCCAAAATTACTTACTGAATATCGTCCGCCAGAGTCTACAATTTCTATCCAGATTTCATTCATTTCGTTCTCCTTTTAGTGGATTATGACATGGCACTACGAAAAAGTCAAAAATCTCTAAAGGATTGGGGCAAGCAACTTTGGAGGACTAAAAGTGGCAAACCTAGCACACAGGGTTCAAAAGCAACTGGCGAGCGGTATCTCCCATCGGCGGCAATCAATGCTCTTACACCTGCAGAATACGCTGCGACAACAAGAGCTAAACGCGCTGGAAAACGCTCAGGTAAACAGTTTGTCAAGCAACCAAAAGGCATTGCTGCTAAAACCGCGAGGTTCCGATAATGGCTGATAAATGGATTCAAAAGGCAATCTCTAAGCCTGGGGCGCTCCGTGAGCAGCTTGGTATTAAGGGTAAGAAACCTATCCCTGCAAAGATGCTAGATAAGGCTACAAAAGCTCCAGGTAAGTTAGGCCAACGGGCTAGGCTTGCTAAGACGCTTAGAGGAATGAAGTGAGCACTACTTCAGGTACAACAGTCTTTAATCTCGACCTAAACGAGATTATTGAAGAGGCATTTGAGCGGTGCGGAATTGAAGTGCGTACTGGATACGAGCACCGTACAGCTCGTCGCTCAATGAATCTAATGTTTACCGAGTGGGCTAATCGGGGTATTAACCTGTGGACGATTGAGCAAGGTCAGATTGCCATGACCACGGGCACAATCACATACAACTTACCTGTAGATACAGTAGATCTTATTGAACAGGTTATTCGTACTCAGACAGGTATCCCACAAACGGATATTAATATCAGCAGAATCTCTGTTGATACCTATGCCACGATCCCTAACAAAAATGCTCAAGGCAGACCGATTCAAGTCTGGATTAACAGACAGTCAGGTGTACTGACACCTACCGGGATTGCGTACCCAACAATTAATGTTTGGCCTTGCCCAGATCAAGATAACTACTACACTTTTGTTTACTGGCGACTACGCCGGATGCAGGACGCTGGTGGCGGCGCGAATATTCAAGATGTACCGTTCAGGTTTATTAATTGCTTGGCTGCTGGGTTGGCGTACTACATCTCTATGAAGATCCCAGAAGCAGCACAGCGCATGCCTGTACTAAAACAAATTTATGATGAGCAGCTTCAGCTTGCACTTGATGAAGATCGTGAAAAAGCGCCATTGCGCTTAGCTCCAAGGCAGTTGTTCTTCTAGCCATGCCTAATCGGTTTGCATCAGGTAAGTGGGCAATATCGCAGTGCGATAGGTGCGGCTTTCGATATAAGCTTAAAGAGCTTAAAGAAATTGTTATCAAGACTAAAAACGTCAATATTCTTGTTTGTCCTACTTGCTGGGAACCCGATCAACCTCAGTTGCAGTTAGGTATGTATCCTGTGGACGACCCACAGGCTTTAAGAAATCCTCGCCCTGATACGACATATCGCGTAGGTGGTTTAAATGGGTTGCAGATCAACACAAGCTCAACCCAGTTAGGTAGCGGAGATCCCTCCGGTGGTAGTAGAATTGTTCAATGGGGATGGGCACCTGTAGGCGGGGCGAGAGCTTACGATACTGGGCTAACGCCTAATAATCTTGTGCTTGGTATTACGCTAGGCACCGTTACTGTAAGTGTCACATAGGAGTTTGTGATGGATAAGAAAGACTTAGCCCAAGACAAGAAAACCGCAGCAACTGCCGTGCATAAACATG